TCAAAGTCTGCTTTATATGTGCATATCTTCTTGCCATCTATCTGACATTTAAACTCCGGCTGTAACTTTAAACTGGCTATGATGCCGGCCTTTTCCATCATCTTTAGCTCGGAATATCTATTGGCTTCTCTTTTACTATCAAAGTAAATACCATCGACCATAGTTCTAATAGCTCTATACTTTGTCATTAGCTTTAACCATCTGATCTAACTTCTCAGCTATATGTAAATCTTCTATCTGTTCCTTTTGATCATCGAATATGATATCGTTACTAATTGACCCAGGTATTCTTTTCCTTAATCCTTCTCGCAATATATGCTCAGTTAATCCAGCCATTGACCAGCGTTCTTTCTTGGCCTGAAGCTTTAACATATCGTAACAACCTCTTGATAAACGACAATAAAAGGGAACTATTTCTATCTCACTATCCATGTGTACATAACCTATTTAACTTTTTTTACATCTAGGACTTGTATATTAGATATCTATGTGATATATGTATATAGGTAAGGCATCGGTCTTACATCGGTATAAACAAAAAAGGGGCTAAAATGATAAATCTAGACATCAAACTCACAAACAATGACCTTTTTGTTTTAGGTATGATTGATTTTTGCGAACAAGATTACTTAGATTATGGCAGTTATTCTTTAGCAGTAGAATGCAAATGTTCTGATGTAGAAGAAAATTACATGGATGCCATAGCTGAGGGTTCAAAAGAAGCTAATGATGAATTAGCTAACTTCAAAACTATGATGCAAGATTTATTAACTAAAATTAACCAAAAAGAAGGAGCAAACTAATGAGGGTTAAGAATACAGCCGGTCAAGAACATACTGGTGTCTATTGTGCCTATGTGAGGGTATCGACAGACAGCCAGGATGTTGCCAGGCAAGAAATGGAGATCAAGAAGTGGCTCAATGGTGGTGATCACCAGGTTATGTGGTTTAAGGAAGAGGGTGTCTCAGGTAAAATTTCACCTTCTAAAAGACCGGAACTATCCAAATGTATTGAGACTGCCAAGGTTAACAAGGCTACTATTATTGTAGCTGACCTGGAAAGATTCAGTCGTAGGATGCAAGACACATTAGATTTCTTTGAAGAGAAGCTGGAGAAGGGCAAGATCAAATTTGTTGTCTGCAATGAGCCTGAGATATCAGAAAGCTGGGAAAGGTTCTCTATGAAAGCTTACTTTGGTGCTATGGAAAGACGTAGGATAGCTGAAAGAACTAAGTCAGGTCTTAGTAAAATCAAACAAGAACTCAGGGAAAAGGGCGAGTATCAAACCAGGTCAGGCCGTACTATTACTAAGCTTGGCATTCATGATCATATGGATAAAGCAAGGGCCAGGGCTGGTGAAGTTGTGAAGGCTGAGAGTGACGGCTTTGCTAAGATCGTAGGTCCTACAATCATGAAGCTTCTTAAATGTGGTGATAGCTATAGAGAGATTGCCATACAACTAAATCAAATGGGTGTAACCACTGCAAGAGGTGGTGATTGGTATGCATCTACAGTTCGCAATGTCGTTAAAAGATTGGAGCAACAATGAAAAAGAAACAATTACAAAATTATCTTGATATGGAAATGTCTAAAGTCTTATGTGAACTAGAGATAAAGATATACCAGGAAAGACAAGATAGATTAAATTCTAAAATACAAAGATATTTTAATTCAACACCACTTAGAAATGTTTTTGCTCGATATGTGGTTTACGCTTACATAGTAAACGAGTTTTACACTATATCATTTGTTGCTGAAGAACTAAGAACCACAAGACAATCGATCTCAAACATGGTTGAAGAATGTGAAGCTGAAGGCTGGTTGCAAGTTGAAAGATCAGCTAATCGTGTGGCTTTTAAAGGAACTGATGCTATGTATAAATCATTTGTAACTTATCTAGATGCTCGAAAAGACCTGGCCAAAAAGGTAACGAAAGGTCGATGGAATGATCTTACAAGATTAGCCGATCTAGTGGAAAATGACTTTACACTCTACAAGCATCTGAGTGAACAGCCACTTGATATTGATTATCAATCTCATCCTGGTATTGTAAAGTTTCAGAAAAAGGATAAATCATGAAGGACAAATTTGGTAAAATAATACAGTCTAGGATCGATAAGATAGGCAAAAGAAATATCAACGGCCATAATCTTAGTGATCATTTTCCAACACTTACTGGACCACAAAAAGAAAAGGTAGCCAAAGCTGTTTTAAATCACGAACACTATATGCATTATAAAGGTGCAAGAACAGCAGTCAGAATGACTATCCCAATCATAAGTAGAAAGAGTATTCAATCAGCTTCTCAGGAGCTAAAGAAATTATCCAAGGAGCTACAGTCTATTCATAGAGATACCAGCAAGTCTGTTTTTCAAAGATGCCTTGATGCACAAGATGCTATTACCAGGGCAAACTTTAGTATAAAGTCTAGATCAGACTTTTGGTATTTATACGGCATACATGGGCTTAGATAATGAATAATATTTCTAACAAAAACAAACGATTAAAAATCGAACTACTACATTTAGGGGGTGTTTTGACACATACTTCTAGAGGTAGTACACACAAACCATTAATCAGAAGGAGACTAAACATGGTTAGTAAACAATCACTTAGCAATGAGGGATATAATAATAAGGGCAACTTGTCGCATAATATATATCATGTAAGGAATATTTTGCCTACGTTTTGGCACAACCCTCTAGCTTTTATAAAAGTATTGAGGGTACTTGGTTATATCCTAGCATCTATTTTTACAATGGTCTACATCTATTACCTACTACATCTAGTATGTCTAATTGATGATGCTTGCTTTGCTCTTAATTATGGAGTGATAAATGGCTAAATTTTCAGACGATACGAAAGAATTGGGTGCTTCAAGAGTTCCAGCTATAGTTTTGGGTCAGACTAAATTTTCTACTAATGAAAGAGAAAGACAAAAAACTATTCATGCAAGACAGAATATACCTACCATTGAATCTGACTTTGCACAAGATGCAAAAGAAAGAGGTAATTACCTGGAAGAAGCAATCATTGTTTGGTCAATAGATAAGCTTGCTAAGATAGGTGAGGGTGTTGCTGATGTCAGGGTACATGATGTCACTGATGGTCACAGATTACCTGACCTGGGTTTATGTGCTTCTCTTGATGCTATCGTGCAGATAGATGGTGAGATCACAATGCAAGACCCTCAGACTAAAGGCCATATGGTTTTGACTGGTATGGGTGCATTAGAAATAAAGACTACAAACACTGATGACTTCCCCAGGCCTGACCAGGTTATTCAGCTACAGACACAATTACTATGTAGTGGGTTGAAGTGGGGCATCATTGCTATCTTTGGGAAATCACAAAGACTAAACCTTGTACCTTACAAAGCTGACCAAGAACTCCATGCTATCATCATGGAAAAGGTTGCTGAGTTTTGGCAGAAGGTTGACCTGGATGAACCATACCCACCATTAGATAATGGCAAACCTTACACCATAAACCTGGACCATCTAAAGACTAAGAATGAAGTTATTCGTATAGCTATGGATTGGGCCAAGGCTGATGCCGAGGTAAGGGAATGGACTACCACCAGGCAAGAATGCCAGGAAGCATTAGAGCTTGTTATGGAACAGAATGATGCCGAGATAGCCGAGATAGGGGAGTACAAAATACTTAATCCTATCGTCAAAAGAAAAGCACAGCCTGAGAAGCTAGTGCCAGCAAAAGATGCATCTTGGTACAGAAGATTTAAAATAGAAAAGAAGGAGAACTAAATGACATTACCAACTTTAAATCCAACTAACATGACTGAAGCTATTGAGTTCTCAAAGTTTCTAGCATCGTCTACTCACATACCAAAAGACTTCCAGGGTAAACCAAATAATATCTTGGTAGCTATTCAATGGGGCTATGAGATTGGCCTAGCTCCTATGCAAGCTCTTCAGAATATTGCAGTCATAAATGGTAGACCTTCACTATGGGGAGATTCTATGATAGCCGTCTGCAAGGCTCATCCTGATTGGAGAGGTATCAGTGAGACTTATGTAGAAGAAGAAGATAAGGCTGTCTGCCTGGTCAAAAGAAATGTTCATGGTGAGATAGAAGAAACAACTTCTGAATTTTCATATAAGGATGCACAGCGTGCCGGCTTAACTAATAAACCAGGTCCTTGGAAAAACTATACAAAAAGAATGTTACAACTTAGGGCCAGGGGCTTTGCTCTTAGGGATGCTTTTCCGGATGCGATCAAAGGTTTGATCACTGCTGAGGAAGCTCAAGATTACCCTGAAAAAAAAGAGCCTAGGAACGTCACTGAGTCCGGTAAAGAAACTAATGTGATTGATGATATCAAAAACAAAGTTAAGTCTATAGAGAAGGCTAAAACTGACGTTAAATATATAATGCATTTTATTGGCCCACATGAACCTATTGTTTATGCCAATGCCAGTGATTTCATCATGAAATTTATAGATACATTATCTCAAATCGAGAAAAGCAATAACAGCCAGGACAAAAAAAATATTTTGTTCAATGATCTTAGACAAAAAAATATGGATGAGATCGCCAAGCTTAATTCTTTAGAACAATCAGAAATAGAAATGGAGATGGAGAAGTATTATGTCGCAGACAAAAATTCCGATGACTAAAAAACAAAATCAAATTTTTAATTTTATGAAAGAGTACTATGAAGAAAAAGGTGAGATGCCATTACAATGGGAAATAGCTGATCACTTTAACATTCTTGCAATGTCAACAATACAATTCCATCTTAAAGGCATGGAAGAAAGAGGGTGGATTAGAAAACTACCTGGCCGTAAAAGAGCAATAGCTCTAGAACTAGATGGCATTTAATCTTTCAATTAACCTATCGGCTCTTGCTGTTACTTGTGTGTAATAGCGAGAGTCTTTCAACTGATTACCAGCTTCAATCCAATCTCTATTTTTTACAGCTTCTCGAAACTTAACAAATTTAGATAAACGAGGTCGGCCCATATTGAACATGAGGTTGCCAATGATTTGTTTTACCTCTTCAGGAAGCTCATCAAAATCATCAAACAAAACTTTACATTCACTGATTGTACCCTGGACATCCATTTGGAAACATTGCTTTACTCTTTCTTGAGATACTGGAGTGCCTACTGGCTTACCATATTCTTCATCCCATTCAGTGACTAAATGTCCGATACCAAATGTAGGTAACCCAAGATGATCTAAATAGATTTCATCCTTAGTGCCTTCATCGATTATCAAATCTTCTCTAAGCTTTTCGATATCCATTAGGCAGTCGCTGTTTTCTTTTTCTTTTTAGCAAACATTCTAAGCTTCTTAAAATCAGATGCTTCCATCTTCTTTTTATTGCCTGACATCTTTGCAATTTTCTTTTGCTTTGGAGAATAACTACTCCCATATCCTTTACCCATTGGCATGATCTTATCCTTTCGTTATGTTAAATCTTTATCTGCCTTCCTTGCTCCACCCTTGCCGGTGACAAAGGATCGAACTCTTCCCATAGCCCAAGCGTGGGCTGATGTCTTTGGTCTACTACCTGAAGAATAGTATGCTCCCATTCCTCTCTTGTAGACTTTATCTAATGTTGATTTGCTATACCTTGATGCTCCAGGGATACTTGAATACTTCATCCTTTACTCCTTTGCTTACTTATTCTATCCATCATGGCTGGTGTAAGTTTACCTTGTCGATATAACTTGGCTGTCCTTTTGATCTCAGCTTCTCTAGCTGAAGGGTTCTTTGCACCAGCTACATATTTGACCGGAACACCTTTCTTTGTCTTAGGAACTTTAGCAAACTTACGTTTGAACTTTTCTTTAGGGTAGGGCTTCTTCATTTTCTATCCTTTCCCTTTAGACGTTCTGCCGTTCTCATTCCAGCAAGGCCTAGCATTCCCATCAAAACCGGAAGCATAGTTGCTGTATCAGCCTGGGGAATAATAATTCCAAACCCAGCACAAATAGGACTGACTAGAAAATTGACCAGGAAACCCAGCACACATACCCAAGCTGTCGCTGGTCTCCAGGATGACTGAAACCAGTTACCTTTTGCTTCTGCTTCATTAACTTTGATTTGTGCCAGGGCAATCTCTTGAGCATGCTTCTCAGACATTGTTGCTATGTCATGTGCCAGCTTTGCCTTCTGATCTGCATCAGGAATAAACTTATCTAGTAAACCAGTGACTGGTCCTATCAATGCTTGTAACATTCTAACCTCCTTTTAACACTTCATTCAAACCAAAACCCTCTAGCAAAATTAGAGTAAAAAATAATAACAAGATTCCACCAGCTATAAGTTTCCCACTAAAGTTTGTTGATCCGATTTTGATTGCCACGAACTCATTACCTAATATTCGTAGAGACAACTCAAAGGAATTATCACTTACCTTTACGCTGCCCCAATCTGATAATGGTTTTTTATCAGTCATTATTTTCCGACTTTCTTTTGTGCTAGTTTGTGAGCTTCTCCGAATGACATTCCCTGGAGCATCTTTGATCTCATCAATC